CAAAATAATATAGCAATATACCGCTATATTTTTAATCACTAAAAGCATTGTGTATAGTTCGAGTCCTGTCACCTCGACCACAACAAATGCCGTAGATTCGTTTAAATCTACGGCATTTTCTTTTTCAAGTACACACTTTAGTACACACTCACCTATTTTCTCTGCAAGCTGTGTACCAAATCATTATACACATCCGGCCTCACTTCTTTCAGCGCATCCATAAACTCATCCAGCACACGCCACACTCGCCCGGTATCGGCCTTTTTTACAATCTCCAAAAATTCACTCATCCTGTAAACGCTCCAATTTCCGCATTACGCCATTATAAACTTTAGGGTTTGCTACATACAAGGCCGACATAAGCTCATCCAGCACGCTCATCGCATCCGTAAGGTTTACATTTGACACAGCCCGTAAAAAGTCACTGCTGCCAATAGCACCCCTTGTAGACGGCTCTGCCGCTTCGTAGTAGCGCACAGGCTCTCGCAGTTCTGCTTTCTGCGGAGAATGGGACGCATCTGCAAGACGCTGATTTTTCACAACATAAAGCGCAGCCAAATTTTTAACTCTGGTCATGGTGAGTTCGCTGTTTTCGATTTCGGCTATAGCGCCGTCAATCTCTCGCACGTCAACCATAGCCCTTACACCTCACTTTAACCGTTTCGCATCGTGTCAATGCAGCGCTGGATGACTTCCCTGTCTTTGCTGTCAGCCCCGCGCATAATATCTTCCATGCGGGAAATCAGAGAATCGCGCCCATCGTCCATGCTGTAGTGCCCGCGCACATAATGCGAACCGCGCCGCGCATAGCTGCTGCCGCGTCCATAATTGCCGCGCATGTTGGCGCTCCAATCACCATCACGGCTGTAATCTTCATCGCGGCTGTAGACGCCTTCTTCCAGCATGGTGATTTTGTCGATGTTCTTGATGGTGTCCGTGAGCTTATGCACCGTTTCAAGGTCGCCCGCGCTCATTTCGCCCTTTTTCCCGATTTCGTCAAGTTCTGCGCACAGCATGTCTTTCAAGTCATACAAAACTCTTTTACTCATGGTTTACTCCTTTCAGCTCACTCTCTCGACCACAAAGTTTGCGTTTGCAAACAAAACGGTTTGTGTGCTTGTATTTTCGGCGGCAACGGTCAGGCAGCAGCCGCGCGGAACTTCGACAAAAGCCGTGACGTAAATATTAAAATAGTTTTCTACTGCTGCCGGTGTCACGATTGCAGTCGCACTGTTCAGCGGTTCACCGTTGATGGCAAGCGCAGCCGTAATAGCTCCCACTGTGCCGCCGGTAGGGATAGCAATGTTTGCACCAAATCCCACTTTGAAACGGGCTTTGCACTGGTTTGTAATGCCGCGCAGCGTAACAATACCGGCGCCCTCTCTGTGTACGACACAGCCCTTACCCGCTACTGCCGTTTCCGTCAGAGGCACGTTCTGGCCTGCTGCTACGCTCACGGTATTGGCGTTTGTAAATTCAGCCATAAAATCATTCCTTTCAAAAAAAGATAGTGGCGGGACGATTGCCCCGCCACATTTTGCACTATCGGCACGGGGCCGAACATGTCAGATGTTCCGACAAGTTGCCGTATTCATTTTTAGCATCCGCAGCCGTTGCAGGTGCCGCAATTCCCATACTGATACGGAGCAGGGACGGGGAAAGCCGGAACAGGGCGGGGGTTGTAGTAAGCAAGCTGCCCGCTCATATAGGCTTTCAGCGTTTCATTCTGCGCAGCCTGACTTGCGGCAAGCTGTGCGGCAAAAAGCTGCTGGTTCTGCTCGGCAATCTTGGCATCTTTAGCCTCAATGCGCTGCGCCGTCAGTGCGTCAAGCACAGCGCGGGCGTTCGCGTTCTGGTTTTCGATGATGTCCCGAGTGCCGTTCTGGATAGTCTGGCGCGTGTCGCAAGCCTGCGTAGCAAGGTTGTAGTTTACGCCCTGGATAGCCTCGCGGGTCTCGCAGCAGCAATTCGCCTGCTGCATCTGCATGGCATTTAGCTGCTGCATAAATGCGGCCTGCTGGTTTGCGCGGCTGATTTCAGCCGACATAAAGCCCTGCTGCATAGCGTTCTGCACACCGTTGACAAGCTGTGCCTGAGCATAGAAGCCATCGCACAGGCCGTTGTTCACGACGTCGATTTTGCGCTCAACGTTGGCAAAATCACTGGTGAGGATGTATCCATCAACTGCGCCGGTGCTGCCGTTGCCGCCAAAGCCGTTGTTGCCCCAGTTGCCGCCCCAGCCGCAGAAAACGAAGAGGAAGAGAATAATAATCCACCACGCACCATCGCCGCCAAAGCCCCAGCCGTTGCCATTGCCCGTATTCGCGGGCTGAACAGGCATTGTCATAACAGTGCCGTCCGAAGAAAGACTCATGTTTAACTCCTTTCAAAAGTTGAATGTATTGTTCACCGTGCGCACGGGTTGAACCTATTTTAAAAAGCTCTGGAACTGCTGCGCCATTGCTTGCAGCTGGTTTAGCTGCTGCTGGCTCATTTTGCCAGATTGCAGCAGCTTTTGAACTTCTTGCTTCGGGTCGCCTTGGAAATTCTGTCGGAACTGCTGAAACTGCTGCATCATCTGCTGAAATTGTCCAATTGCGCCCGGCATTTTGCCGCCGCCAAGAGCGTTAAACAGAGGGTTGCTCATTGTCTGCCTCCTTTTTCTTGCGCGTTAAAGGTTTATCTGCCGCCAGCGCGTCAAAGCGGGCTGTCAACGCGTTGAACTCTTGCCGTGTGACATATTCCTCTTTAGGTTTTTGCGCGGTCTGTGCGGGCTGTTTCTGGCTTGCTGTGCGTTCCGAGTAGTCAAAAACGCGCAATGGCTGCGGCATACCGCTGGCATCGGTGGACTTAATGTAAAATGTACTGTTTTCGCTGTCCATCAGCAGTATGCTGTTCCCTGCCGCCACCATATACGCTTTGGCTCCTTCTTCACCCTGCACCCAGATAATAGGCGAGCTTTGCTGTGCCGGTTGCTGTTGCGGATATGCCGCTTGCCGGAGCTGTGTAAGCTGATCGGGCATGGCCGACGGCATCTGCTGCCCCATTGGATAATAGTTCGGCATATAGCCGGGCTGATACGGTACGCCAAACGCCATAGTCAATCATCCTTTCTGCCAGTAGTACAACGGCACTTCATCTCCGCTGTCCCATGTATCCAACCAATCCCCATTCTGCACGCACACAACATGCGTAGCCATTGCCAAAATATACGTGCCGTCCGGGTGGTCTTTTGCAAACTGCGCAACTGTGTAACAATCCGGGCAGCTGTTTGGCAACGCGTAGCGCTTCCACCCACATCGCCGCAGATAACTGCCCCAGACATAGTTTGCAGACGGCATATCATGCAGTTCAAATCCTGCCAACACAAGCGCCGCATATACAGTCGCCCACTCTTGATCCGTTGCGGCTGCAATGGCTCTGACGGTGCAATCGCCAACGCGCTTTTGCTCTGGGTTTAGGTTGATTTGCCTGTATGCCATCTGCACCGCTCCTTTTTCCTTAATTGTACAAAAAAAGACGGCACAACGTAGGCCAGTAAAGTGCCAACATTGTGCCGTTTTTGGGACAAAATAAAAAAAGGCGCGGCCACAAAAGCAGCCGCGCCCTTTAAATTAGCCTATTTTGTTTTTGATGCTGCGAACGCGCCGTTTTACCGTGCGCTCGCTACAATTCAGTTCTGCCGCAATATCAGCATTGCGCCAACCGCGCCGCCGAAGCTGCAAAACATCCGTTTCTTCATCGGTCAGCAAACCGCCGACAAAATCAAACTTTGGCATGATTACTCATCCTTCTTGTTCTTGCTTTCTGTCTGCGTGCCAAAATAAAAGGCCACAACCATCGTCACAATGGTCATGACCGTGTCAGGCTGTAATTTCTCCCGCAGCGCCAATGCCGCAAACACTGCAACGACAACCAGCGTCACAATGGTCTTGACCTTGAAAAGCGCTGCAATGTTCTTGATAAAATCACCCATAGAGCTGTACCTCACTTTCCGTCCAAATCGTGCAAACGCTGCTCATGCCGTTGCAGCGTTTCATCTTGTTCTTCGTTGTGCTCCCACAACCGTTTATGGCTCGCACTGTTGCTCTTGTCGTTTTCCTGCACTTGCTTGGCCACGCTGTCAAGCAGCGCTTTCAGCTGCGTGATACTTGTATTCAACTTCAACAGCGGCGTCGTGACCGTTATAATCAGTCCAGCAAGTACAACAATGTCCTTGACGATATCCCAATCTGTCATCCTTCACTTCCATTCCGGGCGTCAGGCCCATTCGCTTTTATACAGTCCGGCATCCGTCAGGCCGCGTTCCTTGCACAGCAGGTAAATTGCATCCGCATCTCCCTGGCTCACCGGCCCGATGGTAATCACTTGTAGCTTCCTTTCAGGCTTGTCCACCGCAGGCAGGGCCTTGACCAGATGATTCAAATCAACCACGGCAGTGATGCCCGGCACGTCGCCCTTTGCGGTCTGGCTGTACTGGTGGATGTATCGCGGCAGCGTCTTGTCGTAGTTCGTGCGCGTGTCGGCCAGCCATCCGATGTAATCTTCACACAGGTAGGCGTAGTCGATGTTTGCGCCTGCGAACGCCGTGAAGGTGTAAATTCCTGCCGCGAATCCGTGCGCTTTGGCCTTTTCGCAAAATGCCATTGCGATTGCCGTGCGCTGGTCTTTCGTCAGGTTGTCGGCGCGGCCATCGTGAACGCCGGTCTTGGTTGTGTGTCCCCATTCGCTGTCGAAGAACAAGGGATAGCCTGTCGGGGCCAGGCTTGCGCAGAAGTCTGCCTCCTCGCGGGCTTCTTCCACCGTGATGGCCTGCGAGAAGAAATAAAAGCCGAACAGCTTTCCACTTGCTTTAGCCCCGGCAAGGTTGGCATCGTACTGCTCGTCTTTCATCAACTTCCCGCTGCCGTAGCCGCGATATCCGATGCGAATAATGGCGCGGTAGGGAACCTTTGCCCAGTCGATAGTGCCCTGATGGTGGGACACATCAATCAGCACTTCCTCGCCGCTTGTCTGCACAGGCTGGCCACCGTATGTGCCCGCCTTGTTGGGTATGCCTGCATACGCAGTCGGGTCAAGGCCCTTGCTCGTGGCAGTTGCTCGCACTTCAAAGTGGCAGTGCGTCCATGTGCCTGCGGCGTTGCCGGTCTGCCCGACAACCGCCAGCACATCGCCAGTCTTTACTTTCTGCCCTACGCTTGCAAGCAACTTGGAGCAGTGGCAAAAATACAGGTAATTCACTGCATCCGGGGTCTGGTTTGCGTCCAGCTTCACGCAGACATAATAGCCCCATTCCCATGTCTTGTTGCTCTTGTTCGTCACGATGCGGGCTGTAACAACGGTTCCTGCAATGCTCTTGCCGTTGTAGCCGGGCATACGGATTTTGTCGTCATCCATACCGAAAACATCAATGCCGTCGTGCCAGGTCTTTCCTCCGCCGCGCGTGTAACCGTAGCAGCTGTACGGGTACTTCACAAGATTTCTTCCGCTAAAAATCATGGTATCACTTCCTATCATTCGTCGGTGGTATTTTCAGCGCCGTCAACCTCCGGCACATCCGGCGTCTCCGCAACCTCGTCTGCGCTCTCTCTCGCGTCCACCGCATCATAATACGCCTGCGCCAGCGCTTCCACCTCTGCAATGTCCGCCTCATCTAGCAGGCCGTTGTCGTAGTGCGTGTAGGCTTTATCAAGCCAAAATGCAACATCGCGTCCTGCTGCAATCTCTCGCTTAATACTGCGCAATGTTAAATCGTGCCGTGCTTTACTTTTAATCGCCATTTTATTTCTCCTTTCATGTTTGCGAGGCTACTGCCTCTTCCAAATCGTTGATCCGTTTAATTGGGTCTGCACGTCCAGTAACGGTCGCGCTGTCGGCGTCAGTCAGTACGGTGTTTGCTCCTGCAAGCGCGGGGATGGACTGTGCGCCTGTCGCGGTGAAGAGTACAGGCTCCGCCAGCTTGTAAGCAATTTGTACGGGGGTTCCTGCGGCGTTCTGGGCGGCAATGTAGGCTTTTAACGAAGCAACTTCATGTCCCGCTGATATATCGGGCAGCAAGCTAGTCGGCACGCAGTACATAAAATAGCGCGACTTTCCGGTTGTCGCAAAGCCAATTCCAGCCAGCCGCCCACCCCACACATCTAGGCCGGACGGCGCTAAATGGCTACAAATGCCTTTTACGTTTATGGCATCATAATCTGTGATGTCGTATGTATAAAATCCTGTAACAGCAGGGTTGTGAGCGTTGATTCCCCATGAGAACCATGATTCTGTGCCATTTAGAATTACGTGCTTCCACGTATCCTGCCCATCTCCATTCACCGCGTCCACCTCACCGCCATACACGGTTTCAGGCAGGGTCAGGGTGTTGGTCTGCCCGATGTAGGGTGTGTAGGTGGTGGGAGCGGTGGAGCCAGAGACAATCGCAACTGCGAATTTTGTTGTGAGCGTAAAAGGCTTATTAACATGCAGATACACATTAATTTTGCTCGTATTCTTTACAGTGAGAATTGCTTGTCGTTGTTTAGGTCCCATCAGCGCTTGTACGTCGCCATAAATCCACAAAACGCCGTTGTCCTGCATACTGTCTCCACCGAACAAATACGCACAATATGTACCAGGCCGCAAGACGTAACCTATTGCAAGCCACAGGTTGCCACCTTGTAATTCACCATCAACTTGCAACCAACCATTGTCGTTTTTTATTGTTGGTCTACCAACAATTTCGTTTACCAGTTTTATATTCAGCAGATTCTCCCCGCACCTTTCTACCGTCACGCTGTCCCTGCCCTTGATGGGACGGATGTTTTCGTAAGGTGCCCAAGCTGTGGGCGTGTTGCCCTTTTCAATCTGTGGCTGTACAGTGGTTTTTACCGTTGCACCAGATTGAACTCGAACATACAGCGCTGTATTATCGCTTGGTCTAAACACAGTTACACCAGATACGAGTCCTTGCGCAGAAATGACGTTTTCACCTACAATGCTCCAGTTTCTATCCGTTGAGAGCGAGATAGGATAGGAAAAGTTCGCAATCAGGACATAGATTGCGGTTCCTGTAGCTGTGCCGTTTACAACCACTTCGCCTGTATTCAAGCGAGTGAAAGTGATACCATTAATTGTCTTCGTTGCAGTCTCATATTCTGCTGGGTTTAGCTGATTCTTCCCGCCGCCTGCCGGATACGGTGTTCCGCTGCCCTCCTGCACAGGCTCCCAGCTGGCTTTTACCCCCAGCGGGTATCCCACTACTGGGTAGCACACAACAGGGTTGCCGCTTTCTTCCAGCGGCGGGCAAAGCATGTCAATGATGTGCTTACTGCTCCATGGCGCGTCCTCGCTCACCGCCGCATCATCAATCTGTACGCCGTCCTTTCCGGCAGGCCCCTCCGGGCCAACCTCTCCCTGCGGCCCCTGCTCACCGCGCTCACCCTGCGGGCCAGTATCACCCTTGTCGCCTTTGTCGCCTTTGGCTCCATCCTTGCCGTCAAATTTGCCGTTAGCCGCATCATTTCGCAAGTTATCGGCCACGCTCTTTGCTTCCGCGCTGTTCTTTTCTGCGTTAAGCGCAGCTTGCAAAACCTGCGTGGCAAGTGATTCACTGGGTTTAAACGGCTCAGTTCCACCAACGGGGCCGCGTGTAATCACGTTGTATCCCTGCGTTTTTGTGATGCGCTGCACACCATTGGCAACGCCGCAATACACGATAGTGCCCGTACCCTCATTGGCGGTTGCTTCGGCAGGCACATCAATCAGTCCGTTTTCCGGCAAACGGATTTCACGGGGTTCGCCCTTCGGCGGGTTAAACGTTGCCGTTACAGCAAGCCCGCTCCACGTATCGTCAAGGGTCACATGCAGCTGCTCGATACCGTAACTGCCAAAAGTGCCAAGCGATAAGTTCCCGGGTCGAACATTGTATCCTTTCAGCTGTACTTCATGCAATGCCATTACACGCCCTCCAATCTGGCTTTAACCGCATACATCCACTTTTCCGGCACCTCGCCGTCTGATAATCTCATAATATCAACTCCTTAACCGATGCAGAAATAAGGGCGAACGCCACGAGAATCGGAAGCTCCATAATGGTCCGCATCGCCGCCGATACCTGACTGTCGGGGTTTGCGCAGATCATGCCACGCACCCCATCTCGGGAATCAAGCTGTCCGACGCCAGATATGCACCGAACGGTAGGGGGGCAGGTTGTTGTGGGGCTGACCTCCACCCGCTGGATGGGTCGTAAGTTCTGTGTTGTCGTACCTGTCGTAGGGATGTGTTGGTGCATATTGCGTTGATGCGCTGGTTTCCATGCTGATTGCCCATCCGTGGAGCTGATGCTGATGGGACGGAATCTCTTGCACAGTGAGCGTATGCTGTGCTTCGCCGCCCTCGCTGCCCACGGGGTAGGTATCGCTGGCCCCCATCAGCATGCGGTCCTGCACCTGCACCCAGCTTGTGCCGGGCCAGCTGATGGCAGGGTTCGTGGGGTTCTCTGTCTGCAAGTAATCGCCGATTCTGTACGGGCATAGAGCGGCCATATTTTGCACGATCATGTTCCACACCGCCTTTCGGCAATCCGGGGCTTAGAGTGCCCCCCTGCAAAATATCGTTTATTCGTCATATGCACAATACCTCCTTATGCGATGCTTCGCTTGACGCACGACCATTCGCTGCTCCACTCATTGGCTCACCTCCAAAACAAACACCGCCGCACTCGTCAGTGCGCTGTTCGCATAAAACTTAACCACCCCGGCTCCGGGTTCCAGCGCGGCTACCATCCGCACCGCATCCGTCACTCTCGTGCGGTCACTTACAGCAATCCGGCTGTTTGCCGTCACACCGGCAACAGTCACGGAAGCGCAGGCGGTGTAGCTGCTCGTGCTGCCGTCGTCCCAGGACACTGTGTAATCACCGGTGGTCCAGGCGCTGGCTGCCACCGTAACCGTCACCGGCTTGGGCAGTTTTGCGTCAATTTGGGTCTTATCGTAATAATTCGCAAACTTACTGCTTTCACCAGTGTCCTTCCAGACACCCGTGTCGCTGTCCCACACCCAAATGGTATCAGTTTCGCCTATAATGGCCCAGTTTCCGTCATAGCCGGTATCGTGGGCCGCGTACAGCGCCTCGTAATTGGGATACCACCCAACCGCGCCCTGGCTGACTTGCTGGGCCAGCGCGGCGTAGTATTTGGCGTTGTCCATGCCCTCGCCTGGGCGGGATGCTGTATCGCCCACGGCCCAGCTGCGGGCCTCCTTGGCACTGGCCGCAGCGGCCGTGGCGTTGGCAGGCGCGGCCTTGATGGCCTCGATGTTATCGTGCACGTCCTGGATGCCCGCCTCGTTATCCCGCACAATTTTGGCGTTGGCGGCCACCTCAGCGGCCAGCACCTGCACGCTCTTGTATTCATCAGTGCTTTCAAGCATCCCATCCTGCACCGGGTTTTTGTCGATGTCCAGACGTAGGGCGGCCATACCGGCCACACCGCCGCCCGCCAGCACCTCTACCATCGGGGAGAACGTGCCGTAGCCGATTGTCATCTGGGCCGTCACGGCCATATAAACTGTGCTGCGGTCGCTGCTCACGCCAAGCGCAGGGTTGTAGACATAGTGCCCGTCTTTTTTATCCATCCTCAGGTTGACATCCGCGCCGGTGGGCAGTGTCCAGGGCTGCCCGCCCTTGTACAGGGCCACGGCCAGCACCGGGAGCGTATCGTCGTACTGTACCAGATGCACCGGCTGCACAACGTCTCGCCGGTCAAAATCCGCCCGCGTCGCCTTGATAAGCGCTTCTGCGGGTGGGCTGTAATTGGCTACCGCCATTTAAAAACACCTCACTGTATCATTCTGCCGTTGACCAGCACATAGCCGTTGCCCGCGCCGTCCACGCCCAGCTGCACCTTCACGTTGCCGCCTGCGTCGCTGATCGCGATAGCGCCGCCCTCATACTGGCCAGCCATTGTGACGTTAGCGATCATATTGTTGTGGTTGCTGGCCGCCGGGCCGTACAGCACCAAGCGGCCCACGGCGTTGTTGCTGCCCCATGTAGACATAAACGCGCCCATGTGCCAGTTTCCGTCGTTAGTCTTGCGGTACATTTCAATTTTGGCGTTGTCGATGACGCACTTGCTCTCCGACACCGTCGAAGTGAATTTTCCGGTGATGTCCACAGACCCGTCCGAGCCGATTTTAAAGTTGTCGCTATTCACAACCAGCCCGCCGTTAAAAGTCGTGACGCCCGTGTCCAAATTGGACACAAACTTTCCGTTGGTGGACTGCAGAACGCCGCCCCGGATAAGATTCGCACTCATAGTTCCGGTCGTGATGAAATCGGCGTTGATTGCACCGTCCATCGTGGCGGCCAGGCGGGACGGGCCGCCGGAGCCGCTGCCGGTGTCCGGATGCTTTCCTCTCAGATTGCTAAAACCACTCTGAAAAAACTTCCTCAGCAAGCACTGACCAAAACGCTCTGGTACCCGTTGGTGAAAAAGATCGGGACATTGATTGGGGTAAAAGTGACCAAAAACACAGTTGCCAAAGGAGTGTCAAAAGCTATCCCCATCGTTGGCGGCGTTGTATCCGGCGGACTGAATTTTGCTTCCATGCTCCCGATGGCCA